ATCTTGGAATGTTTTGAGTTGAGCGTCTCTGCGATCTAACTCAAAGTTAAGTTGAGTAAGTTTACATTGAAGCACATTGATAATTCTTTGTTTCTTTGTTAACTCATCTTTTTGAGGTTCAGGTTCGGCTCCTATCTCATGATAGTCAATGTGGTGTTGTAGGTTTTTATCCAGGCAATTGACTTTAGAATCAACTTTATGGATGTCTGTTTTAAGTTCGCTTATTTTAGCGAATAGGCATATGGTGTCTTTATTCATAAGATTTACTCCTTTAGATCCCACCCAAAACGTTCAGCCATAAGCGGAACTGATGTACGATTGGGTGCGTATGCTACAATTATTTTATTAGCTATAAACTTTTGCTCTTTACGGTAGTCCGCTTCGGGTACATGAATTTCTACTTCATCTGAATTATCGTCTACAATGATTCTGACCACGCCGGCCATTTGTATTGAGTCGCAGATAAGTGATGAAGTGTAGTTGATTTGTTCGAGCATGTCTTTGATCCAGATTTCTTTGGATTGTTGCAGAGCTGTCAAGGAGCGTTCGAGGTCAGCAATTTGGTCACGTTGAAGCATACAGAAGTCTATAACTTTTTCTTTGGTTTGTTCTTTGAGATATTCTTCTACAGTTTCTTTCATTTTGGTGACTCCTTTCGTAATTTATGACGTTGGCAGTAATGTTTTGTTTCATATTGTTTGTGATAGATTCTACAGTGTACGTTCTTATGTAGTGTTTTCATAGTGCCATACTTACAATTTTCACATGTAGCTAGTACTAACTGATACATCACATACTCCTTTCCAGCTCTTGATTGAGTTGATAAGCTACGTCACAAGCTTTTTCGAATGATATATTAGTATGGATAACTTCTTGGATGTGTTTTTCGGCCCACCATGTTGGTGTGTCATGAAAGTTACATACAGTGTATTGTTCTTTGTCTGTGAATACAACCATAGAGTTACAAGGATCTATTTGAGGTTTTTGTTTTTTAAAGAATAAATGTTTCATATTATTCACCTACAATCATTTTAAGTGTAAAGTGTACAGCTACAATAGCTATAATTATATTAGGCCTCCGATATCCCCCATCATGTTCATTATCATGTCCAGCATGGCAGCGCTGTTACCGACAGGTAGATTATGTTCAATTTTATATTTGCGTTGTTCCTCGTACATGTCTTTCATTAGAGTCAGTACAACGTCTTTACGTTCCGGCGTTAGTTTATCGTCTAAATCGTGACAGAAGTCTAGGAATTTATTTGTACAGTCTTTCCCAACAGCAGCTAAAAAACCTTCTTGAGTCGAGAACTGTTCTAACCTATCTTTGAATGTATGGTGCATATGTATAGATAGTTCTTTGCAAAGTTTAGGATTTTTTGCTGCATCTTTTTCTAACATAGCTTCAAAAACTTCATCTGGCATCTTAATCATTTTTCTTGCTCCTTTCGTTCCATACCCTAATTTCTTGTCATATTGCTTGTACAGCAACTGATATCCATTAAAAATATATGGGACACCTGAGATATCAGATGCCCCAATTGCCTGAGATAGGAAATTAATCCAAAACACTCTCAGGTTCGTCAGTGTCTTCTGCAACTTCGGCTGGAGATGCGTCCAAAGCATAGAACATTTCTTTTTTGGCTGATACTGTGTTATTAGTATACTCGCCGTTCTGCTTGATTGCAACGTCAACTAGGACGATTTCTCCAATGCACTTATTCAGTTTAGCCTGAAGAGTGGTTAGAGTGTCCTTTTTGCCTAATGCAAACTTGAAAATCTGAGCAAGACGCCAAATCTTGAAAAGATTCAGTTTGTTCTTGTCATCAGGTTCAACTACAAGGTCGAAAACAACCTGTCTGGTGCCTGTAAGTCTCCACCATAGGGATAAGTACTGATTGCCATTTTTATCGGTCTTCATTTCAGTCTTTTCCAGTGAACATTCATGGATTCCTTCAGCGATTTCCAGTGATGGCTTTTTACCATCGAATTTTGTAAAATCAAACATTTTAAGCTCCTTTGTAATATTAATATAAAAAATAGGGAATAAACGAAAGCCAGAGGGCGAACGCCCGTCCCCGTCCAAGGGGGCGGAAGCCCGACAACTAACGAACAGATTCAGACGTATTATCATTAAACACTTTAACCATAGCGAAGACAATTGAGATAACTTCCAATTCATCTTGCTCTAAGACAGAACAAAGATTAACAATGTCTGCAGTAGGTATGGCAACTGAAATGGCAAGTTTATCAGTGGTAGCGTCAATTATGATAGTAAAGAATGTTGCTTGAAAACGTCTAGTGCTGTCACGGTCTTCAATTTCAATAACATGTCCTTTGGCAAGCATAACAGTTTCGATATCCTTACATAAGTTATTGATGTCATATTTAATCATTTTATTCTCCTTTGTGTAGTATATAAATATAAACCGAGGGAGCGAGCCCCATCCTTGGGGCGACCGAGGTGGATAATTGTGTTAAAGATTGACAAAATGGTGTTTCCAGAAATGTAAATATATGTCAGGAGATTTTACTTTTGGAAAGTTTTTTAATTTTAGAAAAGTAGTCATTTTGTCACTTTTTTATTACAATTTATCCAGTTAATTTACATTACTTACATATATTTACATATATTCATTTATTGTTTGTAAATATATGTATATATTGTAATTAAAATACGACAAAAATCGAAAAAAAAAAAATCGAAAAAAAAAGTCAAAGTGAAAAACTTCCATGGAAAAAAATGGAAAAACGGACTGAAACTTGCAATTTCAGCGAAAGACAGACAGAAGCGAGCAATTGAACAAACAATTCAAACTATTGCATTTAAACATTCGAAGTGTTCAAACTCCCGAAGTAGAATTAAGTACTGCTACACGAGGGTAGATCTGTAAGTTGTGGCTAGGCCAAGAAAAAAGCCTCCACATCGTAGAGGCTGATTTCTATTATAGTTTAGTAAGAGTTGTTATTGAATACAATCTTTATGACTGTATCCTGATCTGCTATCTGATCATCTGATATTGTATCAAACATACGATGTTCACTGGCGAGGTATTCCTCAGTTACTTCTTCCAGTAGTTCATAGTCTTCAGCCGGAATGCTAAAGGCTACAATGTCTTGTGTAGTTATCAATTTTCCATGATAGGTTGCAACATATCCTTCATAGTGAAAGTTTGCAGCTCCGCATATAGGACAAAAAGCTTGACTGTGCCATACAGCCGGTTTGACGCATGTGCATCTGTTCCAGTTTGGAGCAAAGAAATGCATCATGTTACTTGGGTTCTGCATTAAGAACAAACGCCAAGCGTGTGTTAACTCCTCACTATAGAATCCAGAGTCTGTATCCAACAATTTCCTTTCCAATTCTTTTCTTGGTACAATCTCATCTGATATGTTAGATTTGAGGTATCCTGTTTCCCAGAATGTCATTGAGTCTGTAGATAAGCCAGTAAGCTTAGCTTCTTCTTCAAGATAGTTAGTGAACTGATTAGTTGTCTTGTCCAGCTCTGGGTGAGTGAACAATACTGATTGGTAGTCAACAGGCTTTTCCTTGGCTGGAATTGTTACAGGAATTACATGAGCATTTCCGTTTACTCTAACGATTTGAATTAATTTCATAGTGATTCTCCTTTCACTTACATAATATCTTCAGCGTATTCTTCTAACAATAATGTAGATTTAATTAAACCTGATTCAATACAGGCACGTTCTAGATTTTCAACAATACATTTACAGTTGTAGTACTGATCACCACATTCTGTAGCGATATTCTGTAGATGTTGTTCATATGATATTTTCTTATTCATTTTATTTCTCCAATCTTTTAATACTATTAGCAATACCGAAATCCTGTCCACGTCCGAAGTTATGAACATAGTCATCAAACCAAGACTTACGTATCCATGCAGGTTCTGGCTCATACTGATTCTCATCATGCATAAATACTTCTTTATAACTGTTGATGTATGTTGTTTCTACTAAACCTGCTTTACATCTGTTCATTTGATTTCTCCTTTTATAACTGCTATTGCTACAACGACTGTTACTATAACGTATATTAGTATGTTTATTGCATTGCCTTCATAAATATACATCATGTTACTTACCTGCCTTTCTTTCAAACTCTTTACAATACATACAAGCATGTGGAATGTTCTTGTTGTTGAATGTACATGTTGCCCAATAACAGTCTGTGTCTGCATAGATGCATGTCTCTGCTCTAAACATGAGTTCAGCAAACTGTCTATTTACTATCTTTGATTCATAGTATGCTACTCTTGCATTTTCGTATGCTACATTAACTACTTGCTGTGTTACAGCTTCTGACTTTCTGATCTTCATTATTGTTTCTCCTTCTACAATAATAATAAATAAACCAAGACATGATTATCTTAGTTACTGTTTACAATAACGTTATTAGGCATAGGGGTGGGGTTTAAAATTTACTATTTTCACTTATACTCTATATACATATATAGAATACTTATATATTTTGTTGTTCAATAAAACTTACAAAATATGCCTACTCAAAATATAGAACCATCGGATACCTAATTCTTTTTGTTGTTCAATAAACTAACAAATAAACACCCGAAAAATAATCCGTATATAGAAGACGGGGGGTACCCCTAACACTTGACATTTTTGTAAATATTTGCTAAACTCAAAATATCGAAAGGAGATCATCAATATGGCAAAATTTACCAAACACATGACAATCTCATACAACCAGAAAACTTCTGAGTTCGCACTGGATTTTTCCGAGGGCCTTCCTGCTCAATTAATAATTGATATGTTATTAACTGCGCTGGTGAAGGTCATTTCTATGATCCTCAAGAATGTGCCCCAAACCCAAAAAGATATGATGAATACCGATATGTACGACCGTATGAATATCGCATTCACCAATATCCTGGAAGGCATCATCCCATCCTCAGAAATCCCAGATTTAACTGAAGAGGCTATTCTTGAAGCTGAGAATAAAATCATTAAGGATGCCGCTACTTCAGGTATGCAATTAACCGAGTATCTCAAGAAACAACAGGCTAACCGAAAACCATGCTAGAACGATGCCCCCGTTGCGGACAAAAGTGGCAACCCACTACAGCAATGAACACCGGTCCTTCCGAGTTCTGGAAAGAGTGTTCCAATAAGAATTGTAATTCCTATTACAATACTTACATTCCGCAAGCCCACCAACATGCATTCCACGAAGACCCACATATGTTCGTTGGTAATTTCGGGGGTTACGGTTCCGGTAAGACTCTAACCTCACGCGAGGAAATTTATAAGCACGTCCTCATTACCCCTGCCGGTAACACACTTATTGGCGCCAATGTTGCATCCCAGTATGAACAGACGATTAAACGAGAAATCGAAGCGGATATGCCAATCGCATTCATACGAAAGATCAACACACAGAAACAGTACTATGACCTTCAGAATGGACATCGGATTATGTACCGCCCGTACGACGACCCGGATAAGCTCAGATCCTATAATCTTACGTCCTTTCTGATTGTTGAGGCATCCGAGGTGAAGGAGCAGAGTTTCACACAGCTCAAGACACGAGCTAGAAATCTTGCTGCAACTTCACCTCTTATGGATGCCAACACCAACCAACCAATCTGCAAAATGGCAGCCAATGGAGTATTGATTCCTGTAATCGAACACAACTGGATTAAAGGAATCATCGAATCCAATCCGTCCGCTGGGTGGATTAGAGATAACGTCCTCCTTAATTCAGATGACATTTTCAAGCATGGTGAGGTCATAGACATTTTCGAAGTTGACCCCATGCGAGCAGACAAACATATTTCCACTCATGTCACAAGTACTTCTGCCAATGAGTTTTTACCACCGAACTTCATTGAACAGAATACGAAAAATAAACCGCTGTGGTGGGTTAACCGTTTCATTTATGGCAGTTTCCTTTACGCCGAGGGGCTTGTGTACCCTGGTGCGATGAAAGTCGTTGTGGATGATTTTGACATCTCAAAGGAATGGAAACGAATGGTGTCCTTTGACTACGGTCTTGCAGATGATGCGGTTTTCCTATTCGCAGCAATAGACGAACAGAAATCTATTGTCTACCTTTATAAAGAAATCCGAACCAACAATAAAAACGTTGAGGAGTTAGCCAACATTTTAAAACAGGGAATGGAAGACATTCCGATAGGTGGATTACTGGGCGCTCCAATCATAGATCCCAAGTCCGGTTCCAAACGGGACTATGATAAGAAGACGTTAGCAGACCATTTCATTGACTACGGCATTAGCTTCGTTCCCGGACAAGTGAACGTTGATGCGCGAGTCTTCAGACTTAACACATATATCGAATCGGGCAAGTTAAGAATTTTCCGATCCTGCGTTGGACTCAACCGCGAGATGGCAAACTACAAGTTTGCTGCAGATGAAAGTGTCCTGTCAGGATTTACAGGTAAACCGGTTGATAAAGACAACCATGGTGTCAATGCCCTGGAATGGATTACCATGGAACTTCCCTCAGATCCTAAGAATCTAATTTATGGAATCTACAATAAATACGGGGTTGACATATCCCGCGAATATGACCCAATTAAAAAATTTGCGATTCACGCATTATCTGATGACGACGACTATCAAGAACATCGAGAGATGCCCTTTGAAATGGAAGTCGATTACAACTACGGTTGGTAGGAGGTACCCATGGACTATATATTTCTAATAGCATTTACAATGTTGATTATCGCATTCGGTTTGATTGTCTATGCAAGTAAAGGCATTAGTATCAACGTTGTTTACAACATACCGAAAGCAGATCCTCCGGTGTACCAGACACCTGTGAGCCCTGGTTCAGATTCGCAGTATGACGAAAAGGGCGATCTTCGAGATAAAGATTTAGAAAAAACTTTCACCAGCATGACACAAGCCATGCAGGATATTATGTTAGATAGGGAGGACACAAACAATGGCAAATAAATTCGAACCGAAGTTCAAAACAGATAAGGCCAGAGGCAACGTCCTCAGTGTTGGATCTGGAATCAGTGAAGGCGGTAAACCTAAAATAGACGATAGCAGATTCAGAGATGAACAAGTCTTATCTAAACTACAGGACTTCTGGAATATTGCGACAACGTACTATTCGCGCGACCAGAAGAAAATGGTCCTGTTAGATGCAACTGACAAAGGCGATATCTGGAGAGCACTGGGCGCCAAGTTTCCAGTGTATCAGATTCTGCCAGATACCAACTGGGTATCATATGTGAAGAACAACATCATGGCTTCCATATATACAGTTGCGAAATCAGCAGACGTCGTTCCAACCAGAGAGTCAGACAAAGACTTATGTCTTGATCTGTCGTCATTGCTGAATCATTTCTGGGATGTTTCCAGAGTTGGCTTCCAGCAATTCCTTGCAGGTGAACGAGCATCACTTCTCAACCTAGGCGTCACTCAAGTAGGTTGGTCAAAAGAGATGCCCGGTTTCGATATGACCAAAGACAACGTCAAAGGAAATGTATTCATTCGAAACATAGACCCAATGAAGTATCGAAGAGACCCGTTTGCTGATACCCTGGATAACGCAGGTTGGGTTTGCACCTATGACCGTTATCATAAATCCGTATTCCTCGCCAATGATTTATATCGTGATAAGTTTAAAGCATTTACTTTCAAAGCAGGTATGGCAAATACGGATTTACCAAAAGCATTGGACTCACCAAATACAGCCTCTTCAAATGATCATTACAATTTAATCATTTGGTGGTACAGAAAACCCAATGGTAAAATTCGTGAGGTCCACACCTTAGACAACAAATACATTTTGCATGAGATCGATGAGATTCTGCCAAATGAATATCCGTTTGCTGAACTGTACTGCAATACACCAGGATCCGGGCTCATTGGAGTCAGCGAACCTGCAAAGATTTTTGCGGACAACATGGCATATAACATGATGCAAAGTATTCAGTTAACAGCCGAGTACAAAAACCAGAGACCGCCCAAGTTCGTTTCCAGCCAGGCAGGATTGAACATCGCAGCATTTACCAAACACGGTGATGACGCAGATCGAACCTTCATTGTAAATGGCGACGCAACCAAAGCTGTGCATTACCATCAATTCCCATTCCCCAGCAATACCCTACCCATGGCAATGCAGTCTCTCGGATACAACATCAAAGATTCTTCTGGAGTTGATGGTAGATATACCGGCAGAGACACAGGTTCAATTATCACTACCGGTGGAACACAAGAAATGTTCAACCGTGTAACCTTAATTGACACACCTAAAATTATCCTCTATGAGGAATACGCGTGTAGACTCGCTAAGTTGATTTTGAAGAATATGATCTGTCATTCTCCAAAGCGAACCTACTATCTCAGAGATATAAAAGGAATCGAATCCGATCCAATGACACCCGCCTGGATCACAAAAGAATTCGACTTCCCAGAAATCGACGACGACATCCTCTTCAACTATTCCTTACAGATCTCCTCAGAGTTACCCAAAAATAAACAACGAGTTGAAATGTGGGCCAACAACATGATGGAAAAACAAATCCAGTATCGTGAACAGGGTTCCACTATCGATCTCATTACTGAAGAGGAATGGATTAGTTACCAGGATGTCCCATACAAAGAACAGATGCTTAAACGAATGGGCGTACAACGTGCGCAAGATTCTTTGGACATCGCCAACCAAGTAGTTTACGAATACGCCGGAGCACTTGAACAAGGCATGGATCCTAACCAAGCGTTAGTCATGGCTTCTCAAGGACTCGACGCCAAACGGCAGGGAGCTGTAACTCCTTTCGAACAGATGATGCAGCAACCAGCCGGAGGCGGTATGGCGAGTGGTGGCATGATGCCATCCCAAGGCTTATAAAAAAGCGGTATCTCCCCCGCTAGACATTGACAGCTCCTTTCGGCAAAACACCTACTATATGTGGGTGTTTTTGCTTGACATTTTATGACATTTATGGTAATGTATGTTTAGCAAATAAGTTTAGGTTCCGCCCTATAAAAAGTGTGTAAAAAGATTTGCGACTCCGTATAATGTCGGCGCGTTATACAGAAAGGAGTTCTATGTCAGAAGTCTTAACAAAGGAAGATCTAATGTCCAGCTTTGGGATTCAAGTTCCAACAGCAGAAATGGACGAAGATCCACCCGAAACTGACCCACCTGCTGAAGACGAAATCGATGAGGATGCACCCAACGACGAAGCAGACGTAGATGCAACCGAAGAGGACGACAACGCAGAGCCACCTGCAGATGAACCGGAACAACCGGCAAAACCTGCAGCAGCAAAAGATCCCATGAAGGGACTGCAATCGAAAGATGCAGCAGCCTTCGCCAAAATGCGAATACAGAATACTCAGTTCAGCGCAGCACTCAAAGGAATAGCCGAACAGCTAAACTTAGACGTCAATGTTGATCAGGAGACTCTGCTCGCGACAATCCAGAATGTTGTGTTACAGGCCAAAGCCAAATCACAAGGAACTTCTCCGGAAGTCCTAGCTGAATTGGAAGGACTCAGAGCAGATCGACTTGAATCTCAGAAAGTTACCAGATATACCAAATCGAAAGATAGTCTACTGGCACTTCAAGACAAATATTCGATTCCTGATGATGACCTACCCACATTCTTAGACGAACTGCTTGAAGCAGACTTAGATCCCCGTGAAGTTGATGTCGATTTCGAAATGGAATATCTACGGAGACACCAAAAAGAAATCACTGAGAATGCGGTGGCAAAAGCTCTTGCCGATGCAAAAGTCTTAACAGATAAGAACAATCGTGCCCCAGGTACGCTTCCCGGAAAAGGCAAGCAAGTGGACACATCCAAGCGAATTGAAACGGTCGCAGACCTAGACGCACTTTTTAAAACCATTGAATTATAACTAAAGCTAAATGGAGGAACCTATTATGGCTAACAGTGTAACCCTAAACGCACTAAACGCAACATACGATCTGAACACAGTCGTAGAGTTAGCTAACAGTGCCAACTGGGCGGTATCCAATGGCTCAGGTAGTTTGACAGACGGTAACAAACAGGTTAACCTGATTCGTCCAGAAGTCTTCTATTCAAAGCAATTGCTTGATACCATCCGAATCGATGCAGGCGAGTTTAAATACTACAAGCTTGCAGACGAATCCCCAATCCAAAACCAGGCCGAAAAATTGGTACTCAGACGTTGGGCTCCTTTACAGGCTCACACTACCCCGCTTGAGGAAGGTGTGCCTCCCAAATCTGATAAGGGATCCGTAAAGAAATACGAGATCACCGCTTACCAGTATGGCCGATTTATGGAATTTACTGACAAAGTAGATTTCGAAGTAGTTGACCCCGTTGTTGCTCATTACAGTAAAGAGTACTCAATCGTAGTTCTCGAAACACTGGATATGCTTGCCAGAGAGTGCTTGTTCTCAATCGCTCAACCATGGTATGCTGCTAGTGCCGTAGGCTTCGAAGCACTCGATTTCGATAGCATCCCCAACATCACTGATCTGAGAATGATCGGGCTGTCCTTCAAAAGACAGTTGGTAAAACCCAGAGCCAATAGCATGTTCCAGGTTATCGCAGGTCCGGAATTCTTCTACGATATGCTGTCTGACGCAACCGTAAAAGATTACATGACCATCAACCGAGACACCAAAGATATGTATAGTGGTTCAATCCTGTTCCCGATGTTCGGATTCAGCTTTGACGAAACCCTGGTCTGCCCGACTCATGGCAACTATGTTGACATGGTAGGCGCACCCGGTTCCGAAGTAGCTACTCCTGCAAAGAGAATCTATAGAATGAATGGCGCAACTCCAGAGTTCGCTACCATCTATCAGGATACAAAGATCGACACCCAAGTTGGAACCACAGCCACAGTATGTACCATCGCAGATGGTTATGTAACTGATGGTCTGACTGGCAAAGACGCCTCATTCATTCCAGACCTGGAAGTTTGGGACATTGAAGGATTGACCTATGACGGTCATTCTGACTGGGCCGAATTCAAAGTACAGCATGTACTGATCGTAGGTAAAGAAGCCTTGACCAGAACAGGTTTGTCCGGCGAAGGTCAAGCCAAGATGTACGTTAAACAAAAGGGTTCATCCGGAGTCTTGGATCCTATCGATCAGAGACAGTCAATCGGTTTCAAGATCAATTCTGTAGGCTTCGGCTCAACCAGAACTGACGCAATCGTAGACTATATCTGCGTGCCTACTCAGTGCAACATCTAAACGGGGCTTTTAGTTAGGAGGATACCAAATGGCTAAAACCCGAATTGAGTCTGAAGTTGAAGCTCTGGAAAGAGATGAAGCGGAAGCTCTAGAAAAAGCAAAACAACCTGTAGAGATAATCTCGTCCAAACCAGTAAAGGCCAAAACATTGGTTCAGGCAGAAGGACAACGACGTGCTCTAAAAAAGAGTTACCTCGAACAGGGCAAAGTAATGTTCTCAGCATCACCTATGTATAAACCATATTTCGGTGAGAACATGAAAATCATGATAAATGGATTCGCAATCTTCGTTCCGCTAGATGGAAGA